CTTCTTGAGGCATCAGGAGTTATAGTTGTCATGATATAACTCATCTTAGGAAGTTGTGTTTCTATCCTAGTGTTATCATTAATTGAAGATGGTTCTAACAATCTTCTAATAAATTTTTCTTGTGGGGCATAAGTAATCGGAACACGAATATTTAATGGATTGTTTATATTATCTGGATTTTCATGACTAACATAAACATTATTAAATAATGCGCCAAATCCCACAACCATTTTTCTTAAACTTTTATTGTAAAATTGCGTAAACATAATTTTTTAATCGCATTCAGCAAAAGGGTTATTGGGATCGAAAGTATATCCTGCGGCTTCTGTTTGAAGTATATCGTTAGACCCAGCTGTTGTGCCTAGGCCATTGTTTAGTGGGATGATGTTGGAACCAGAAAGCCCTCTTGTATTTGATACAAGAGCATCAACCGCATCAATAGATGTAGACATTTTTTCGTAACTGTAAGTAAAGAGTTCTGCTGTTATAAAGTAAGAATACAATCTTCCAAGTGGATAAAAAGGATTTTCGTGTTCTACAAAGTTTATTTCAAATAATGATTTTGAAGGTGGAAAATAAATTAAATCGCCTTCGCGGGGTCTTGTGATTGAACTGTTTTTATCTGTTACTTCTTGCTTAAATCTTTTTCTAGCAAAAACTAAATTTACTTTGTCTTTTATTTCCAAACCAAACTGAGTAATTACATCATTTCCTTCAAAGCCTTTAAATGATTGAAGATACATTTCTAAAACATATGCATTGTCAAAATAAGAACCAGGGTCTTCACCAAAAATTTTATCAATCGAAAGATAGTCTCTTGGAATGTAGTAACAATCCACACCAGTAGCTTGAATAATTTCAATAGTTATTCCTTCTACTAAATCTTGTTCACCTTGATAATTTTGAAAGTATGGGTTTTTCAAAGTTTATCCTATAAGTGGATCAGGTGGCAATTCTTGAGTCTTAGTCAGCATTACTTCAATCGTATTGAGTTCATTTACCGCTTCAGCCATGATTGCCGCAGCATTAAGCTGCGCCCCACCGGGTAGTGGAACTCCAGCAAATTTCATTAAATTTTGAGCCCATTGCTTCTTTAAAAGAGCTGTATAGTATTTTTTAAATACTCTGTCTTGCCAAACTTTTTGATATTGGTTTGGATCTATTTGCACATAAGCTTCGACCAATAAATATGAACCAGGAATTAAAGTAGAGTTGTCCATATCCAAAGTTAATCTATCTGTTGTTCTTGTATAAGTGTATGAAACTGGATAATTAAAAACATCATTTACAAGTTTCAAATAACTCATTGATTCCATATAATTGGCCATTGGACCAATGTTTAATCCACCTTGATTAAAATAAAGACCAAAGAAATCAAAAAGGGTCAATTGGTAACGCAGATCAAACATATAATCACCAGAAACATCAGATGGTCTATAGACTTTAGTGATTGTTCTTATGTCGGTTGCAAGGGGCCAATCACCAGTAACACCTGTTGTTGGATCATATTTTGGCTGGGCGCCCACAGCACTTCCAAATGTTGTAGTATCAAAATATTTGTTAGCAACATCGCTTTGAGATATTTGATACAAAAATAAAGCTCTTTGATTAAAATCAAAATGCCTTTCATACATATACTCCAGCGCTTCATCTAAACGGTCTTGAGCCTGTTGGGGATCTATATTTACTTGAATAACCGGAGCACCAAGTGATCTAAAACAGTAATCGATGAATTCTTGACGGGTTGTTGCTGCCATAAAATTATTTATGAATTTTCAATTATTTTATTAATTTTATCAAACATCTCTTCTTTTTGTTTGTTAACAGAAACTGTAAGTTGTACTTTTTGAATATTTTGAGGATCCATGTTTTCTACTTTTCGTTTTCTGCTAATGCTTTCTTCGGGGGAGTGGGGATCATAATTTGTAAACCCGGGCATTTTGAGGGGACAAGTTAAATATGGATAATCAAGTTTTGAATATACGCCTGGTTCTCTCAAAAGCCATGTGTGTTTATGGTCACCGCAACCACAACCACCACAATAATAAAAATTTGATTTACTGCTTTGTTTCAGCATATGGCATGGTGAAAGATTGTCTAAACCAAAGCAGGAAACATATCTTAATTTTTTAACATCATCACCAATTTTATTATTGTCTTTGCCCCGAGAGGCTATAGACATAGCAAACATCATAATTTTTGTTATCATGGAGTTTCGTATATAATATAAGTTCCAGCTGGATAAACTGATCTATTTAAAAATGGTTTATATTTTTCTGGAACATTTGCCCTAACAATCATAAAACCAGGACTTCCTGTTTGAACTTTGCATTGTGAAATTGGAAGATTTAAAAGTGTAGTTAAAACATATTTTACAGAATCACAACTACCTTTTATATTAAAATAATTTTCATCAACATTTAATGCAAATTTTTTAATATTTGGAAGCAAATCATTTAAGTCTGAGGTTGAAGAAAAATCTTCATAAGGAAAATATTTATCAGCTAAAGCTTCTAAAAATTTATTTTTAATAGAAAAAGGGCATTGTATATTTTCCCAATCAACTTTACCACCATATCCATAATCTTCACTAAAAAGCCATCTTAGATAAGATTTTACTATTTGGACAATCAATACGTTTGAAGAATCTTGTTCTGCTTTTTTATAAATCCAATTTGGAAATAAAGATTTAACTGTTAGTTTATCGCCAAACCAAGGATTTCCTGAAAGATTATAAAAATTAGAACCAAGAATAGCCTGAACAGATTCGACCATCTGTTTTATTTTTATCTCTAAAGAAACTTGAATTTTGTTAAATAATAAAATCATTTTTTATTGAGAATAAATTACGTTAATTCCCGCAACGGCTCTTTCTGCAATATAAGTCATAAGTTGGGATATTATTGTTGTGTCAGTAACACCATCAACATATACTTTTATTGTTGATGGTTCATCTGCGTTTGCTACAGTAACATTAGACTCACTTGCTATAACTATTCCAGAAGCAAGAATTGCAGTTTTAAAGTCATTTAATGTGACACACCTGTGTTGTGCAGTAGCAGCAAAATTAACTTTTGATCTAGCCAATCCAACAGAAAGGTTATCGTAACCTCCAGTCGGAGTGTTTATTGTTAAAAACCCTAGATAAGAATTGCTAGTTTGTATTGTACTTTCATTGCCAGCTGATCCATCTGATATTACTGCCGTACAAGAAACTGTATAATCTGTAGTTAGATTAAAAGATTCTGGCAAATTTGATGTAACCAAATATCCGTTAACTGTGTTTAATACTGTAAAATAATAACCTGTGGTGGTTAATGCTATATTAGATTTATCAACCTTTTCCCACTGTATCAAATTTCCAGAAGAGTCTACGGTTTTCATTGTAATTGTAGAAGGATCTACAGTTAGCGGCAGTGCCATTGATTGCGTTGTAAAATCCCAGTTTGTATATTCAACTGCCTCCGTACCACAGTAAAAAGTTATTGTGTCAATTGCATTTGCAGGAAGTTCTTCGGTGTTAAAAAACAATAAAGACGATCCGCTTGTGCTAGTTGCTTGAAATGGAGTATATGCTGATAAAGTTGCGCCATATACAATTACATTTCTTGTAGTTGATGCTGATTTTTTAACTTCTAGTAAAACAGACGAGTTCGAAGCTAAACCAACAATAGAGGGCAAAAGTGTAGCGGTACTTAAAAAAGATTCTTTATAACCCATTTGGGCATAAATTCCATTGTATGCAGTAGCTGTAGCCAAAATATTTACAAGCATATTTACCGCACTGGCTTTATTTTCATAATCTAAATCTGCTAAAGTCGGTTCTGATTTTAAAAATGTAGTTAAAGATTGAACAATATCATTGTAATCTAAAGAAGCTACATCTAAATTTTTAAAATTTAAAGTCATTGTAATGGGACCTCAATTGTGCATTTCATTTTTTGTTGTTTTAAATACTCTGATTTTTCAAATGCAATGTCTACTATTATTTTTGTATCATCAATATACGAAATAAAAGTTTTAACATTGTTTATTTCTTTTATAGCGTCTTCTATATAATTTTCTAAATCTGTTTCAGTAAAACTTTTATTGCTAACTGGATCAAAAATAAGATTATAATAGTTAGACCCCAAATAAGGACTTGACGGCAATTCTCCCTTTTGTGTTTTACAAACATTTTCAATTTTTTGAACAATAGAGTTATACCCACTAACAACTCCTATATCTTTTTTAGAAGCTACAGTGCTAACTTTATATCCCAAAATATTAAAATCTCTGTACGTTGCCATCCTAATATTTAGTAAAGCAATTCGACGGCAGTAACGGAAGTTTCTCCAACTCCACTGTTTGTACATGTATGTTTTGTAGATAAAACATAATACTTTTTGCTTAAACTAGATGTTGATGTAGATGTGCTATATCCGCTTATTGCATTTACAGCAATATCAATAACATTTCCCGGTCTAAGTTTTAAATCTGCAGCTACAACTAAAGTTACTTTTGGACCATATGTAATTGCATCCAAAAACCTTTTTCTTTTTATTGGAGTTTCTTTTGGTGTATTCCAAAACGTAGCAACATTTAATCTTAATTTTAAATAATCAAGATATTTACTTCCAATTTCAGGACATTCGCAGCTTATTATTGAGTCAGGAGCAGCCCAAAAACAACCTTTCCAACTTGCTCCAAGATCGCTTTCTATTTTTTCACATTCTGGAGACTT